TACAATAGTTACTTCACATTAATATTTGGTCGTGGAACAAAACAATTTGAATTAAATTGTCAAAAAGCAAATCTTCCTGGATGTACTGTTCCTGATGTAAATCAACCAACAACATTTGGTACAACAATTCCAGTACCAACTATGCAGTTCAATTATGAAACCTTAAATGTCGAATTTATTGTTGATTCTGAATTAAACAATTGGAAAAGTTTATACTCTTGGATGCGCAATGTAGCAAACATTCAAAATGATAATACAAACAATTTGCCGTATCAACAATGGCATCATCAGGCAGTATTATCAATAGTAAGCCCTATATCAAATTGTGTTGTTACTACAGTAACATTTCGGTATATCGTCCCAAGTAAACTTACTGGTATTGTATTTCAATCAGATACTTCTGATGCAGTAATACAAAAAGCATCCTGCACTTTTAAATTTTCATATTATGAGATTTACCCAGATGCCCCAGAAAATCTTAAAAATACTGCTTAAATATAATCTTCTGGATTATCAGACCAGCTTTCAGCAGAATTAGGACTGCTCTCTGGATTAAATGGTAGCTTTTTAGTTTCAGGATTCATTGTGCGGCGTTTTACGGGTTTAGGTGGCTTCGGAGCCTCCTCAACCAATAGATCCTCTACAGAGGGTTCCTGCTGCTCAGATTCTTCTATTTCTTCTAATTCATCGTCAAGAATGACCTCTGACCCCTCAAAACTGTCAATCATATCGTTTACAAAATTTACAAAATCTTCATTATTAAAAAGTTCATTTAACATCATAAGTCCAGCTTCTGGTCCCACTACTAAATCTTCATTAGTATTGTTCATTACAGATTTTGGATCTACTTGCATTGTATGAAAAAATACGTCATACATCTTAGAAAGATCTTCAGTAGGAACTCCTGTATATAATACAGAAGTTCGATTAATTGAAATTTCTGATAGTTGTAAATTGGATGCGTAATTAGTTAATTTAAAATATTCAATGAGATCACCACTTTGATCTCTTGACATTGCACAGTCAATTTTGGCTGGAAATGATATTAAAATTTTATCTAATTGAGCATCACGAACCAATCCAATTAGTTCGTCACCATTGATAAGTTTAACAACTCTAACAATACCACCAAAGGGAGTTTCCTGTACTTCATCAGTCATAGTAACCCTCCTAATTTATTTATCATCGGTAGGTAGTGGCATCGACATTATCTTGTAATCAAACTTTTCTTTTTTATAAATTTTGATTCGTTCTTCAAAATGCCTATAAACATGGTTCTTGTATGACATGTAACAAAGGTCATCGACAATATCATAAACTTTCAAAGTTTTCTTTTTAGCAGATGTCCTTAAACCTCTGCCAATACTTTGTAGTAAACGAATTACAGATTTCGTAGGAGAGGCAAGGATAATATTATCAATGTTGACAATGTTAATGCCAGTACTAGTAGTACCGTAACTCGCAACCAATATGGCATTAGTTTGTGTATCCACGATACGGCGAATTGATTCTCTTGCTTCACCTTCTGTTTTTCCGTGAATAAGATATACTTTCTTATCCGTTCCTGCTGCCTCAATGAGAGCGTGGAGAGGTTTCCCGTGTCCTTCGACATAGTTGAAGAGGATGAGGGTGTTGCCTTTGGTATGAATTGCGAGTTCTTTGACAAATTCATTCCTCCTACTATTACTTATTATAGTCTTGATTTCATCAGGATATTTTTGTTTCTTCATATCCTGCTTCTCTTGATCTGTATACTTGAGTACAATACAGTCAACAGCAAGAGTAGCAAGCAATCCCTTGTTCATAAGGCTCTTTGTCTGAATAAATTGTACAGCAGGTCCTAGAATGCCTTCTATGCTTAAACGATGTGCCTGCGTTTGATCTAATGTGCCAGTAGTACCAATACGAAACCATGCTTTAGTCAACTTCTGACCAATTAGGTTAATTGATTCTGCTTTGGCTTGGTGACACTCATCAAAGAAGATAGCATCGAACTGATCAAACCATTCTCGGGGTAACTTGTAGATAGATTGCCAAGTAGAAACAATTACTTGTTTGTTAGTATCCTTTTCAAGTCCAGCACTAATTTTATGAATATATTTTCTTGATAACCAAGAAGGATCTGCCTTTGAGTAATCAAAGAAGTCGGTTTCCATCTGTGTAACCAGCCCCACAGTTGGAACTAAAACTAAAATCTTTCTGTCTGATTTTATTACGGAGAGTAGATAGCGGAGCAAGACGTAGATTATTAAACTTTTTCCAGAACCTGTCGGAGATATTATTACACACCGGTGAGCGTTGATAGCGTGCAGAATTGCTTGACTTTGGTGGGGGTGCATTTTGACCCGCTGTTTCTTGACTGAAACTTTCAGTGTGTCGTAAAAGTCCAGAAGTTTCTCCTCCGTTATGCATAGCGGATTCCTACTCTCTTTAATATTTAAAGTGTATTGGCGGTCTTTACAAAACTTACTCAGGTAAGATTTCAGACCTCTTGGTAGAGTGGAAGACAGAATATCAAATAATCGTATCTTACCATCCCATATACGCCGTTTAAACAATGGCATATACTCAGCACCGGGAATCATGAACGAGAAATAATCTCTCAGTTCTTGTTTAACGCCCTTTTCTGTTTTTATATAGTAACGAACTTCGTCTACAGATTCAACTTCTACATCCACTCAATATTTATGGTAAGATTATACGATACCCTGAGTCATCTTGAACCACTCAATAGCGGACTTAATAGAGAAGTTTCTATTATTGAGAACTTTTAAAAATTCTTCAACCATCTTAACCTTAACTTCAATTACAGCAATCTTTAATTTTAGTTCAATAATCTTGGGATCTGCCTCTATGAACTTTTCTACATCAGTCTTTAGTAGAGTTAGTCCATTTGGATCTTCTCCCCATGCTTCTAATTCTTCACGACTAGCCTTACCGGTAAAAATCTTCCACTTACGAAGTTTAAGAATTGCTAAGTCATTTACCTGCTTACAGAGAATCAGTTTAAAATCTGCATGAAGACACAGGTACTTACTATGCAGTTGAGGAGTTCTAATAGCCTCATTTCCTAGTTCTGAGGAGTCAACAGAAGCGTCTTTGGAAATATTGAGTTTAAGGTCTTCTAGATTCATAAAGACAGTATAGTAGAAGTCAAGAAAATGTCAACTAAATATCTTGACATCTTTATAAGTTGTATTATATTTAACACGAGGTTATATGATTATTGATTTACGTGAAATTCCAGTCGTATGGATTAATTTGGATTCAGCAACTAAAAATGCTGAAATTATGCAAGACAATCTTCTAAAGTATGGGTTTAAACATACTTATAGAAAATCTGCTAGAATCATTCCAGCTCCCGAAGGCACTATACCAAGTAATGCACATTATGTTGGCTGTGCACAATCCCATATTGATATTTTGGATGATGTGCAGTATACAACGCCACTTCTAATTTTAGAAGATGACGCAGAATTTACAGATTCATTTAATCCAATTATGGATATTCCAGACGATACAGATGGCATTTACCTTGGTATTTCTAGTGGTAATCGTGGTTATCAAACTAAGCGATATACACCAGAATATATGAGAATAGGTGGAATACTAGCCACTCATGCGATTTTATATGTAACACCCATCTATAGAGATTATATGTCTCGTATAGCCAAGCATTGTATCCATGATTTAAAACAACCATGGGATGTAGGGGCAGCATCATTGCAGTTTCAAACTAAAGTGTATACACCAAATAAACCATTTTTTTATCAATCAGATAATAGAGATTCAGCTAACAAGTGGCAACACTTTACTGATAATACACTAGAAGATAGGGATTCAGCGTATCTATGATTACATATAATAGAATTGGAACAAATGGTAGATTTGGAAATCAGATGTTTCAATATGCTACATTATATTCTATTGCTAAAACTAGAAAATATCAATTTGGTGTTCCATATAAGTTAAAAACTAATAATGAATACTATAATTTTTGTTTACCTGAATGTTTTTCAAATCTATCTGCAGCTGATAGTAGTGATTATGCTGCTTTAAATAAAGCTCAGGAACGTCAGTTTACATATAATGCTGGTATTTTTGGAATCCAAGATAATACGGATATTACTGGTTATTTTCAAAGTGAAAAATATTTTGTAGATTATAGAGAACAATTATTAAAAGAATTTGCTTTTAATGATAGAATTTATAAGCAAGCAGTAGATATTCGTTCGTTAACAAGGTTACCAACTATATCGATACATCTAAGATTAGGTGATTATGTTCAGTTGCAAGACAATCATCCAATTTGTTCTTTAGAATATTATGCAGAAGCACTGAAGTTATTGCCTGATGATATTTTAATTTATGTCTTTAGTGATGATATTCCAGAGGCAACTGAATTTTTTAAATCGTTAAATCGTAAAGTTGTATTTACTGAAAGTAATGATAAGTATGTTGATATGTGTTTGATGACTTTATGCAATTATCATATTATTGCTAACAGTTCTTTTAGTTGGTGGGGATCTTGGTTGAGTGATTCTAAGAAAACTATCGCACCTTCAAAGTGGTTTGGGTCTGCACCAAGTGCTCCAAAAAATTGGTCTGACATTTATTGTAAAGAGTGGATTATACTATGAACAAACAAACTAAATGATATGGTTGTTAATAATAAAAAAATGGGTTAATTTATGAAAAAAATAAATTTTGTATTATTTGATTTAGATGGAGTTTTAGTTGATGCGTGTGATTGGCATTATGATGCTTTAAATATAGCTTTACAAAAAAAAGTTGGATTTCAAATTAATAGAGAAGATCATATTAAAAAATATAATGGATTGCCAACAAAAATAAAATTAAAATTATTAGGATTAGATGTTTCAATTTCAGAAGAAATTGAAAAATTAAAACAAGAAATAACATTAGATATTATTTCAAATCAAGCAAAATTAATGCCAGAAAAAATAGAATTGCATAAACATTTAAAAAATTCTAATATAAAAATTGCTTGTGTTACCAATTCTATTAAAACTACAGCTGAGTTAATGTTAATAAAAACAGGACAAATAGAATTTATTGATTTACTTGTTACAAATAGTGATGTTGTTAATAATAAACCAAATCCGGATTGTTATAATTTTGCTATTAAACAATTAAATGCCGATCCATTAACTTCTATGTGTGTAGAAGATTCACCAAATGGAATACAGTCTGCAAAACAATCATGTGTAAAAAATATTTGGATTGTTAACAATGCTACTGATACAACATTAAAAAATTATATAAATTTTATAGAAAGTATTTAAATGAAAATATTAATACCAATGGCAGGAGAGGGAAGCAGATTTGCTAAAGAAGGATATACGTTTCCAAAACCTTTAATAGAGGTTAATGGTAAACCTATGATACAAAATATTGTTGAAAATTTAAATTTTTCTGCAGAGTATATATTTTTGGTTAGAAAAGAACATATAGAAAAATATTCTGGTTTAAAATTTTTATTAAAACAAATTACTAACAATAATTGCAAAATTGTTGTTGTAGATAAATTGACAGAAGGTGCAGCATGTACTGCACTATTAGCTAAAGAATTTATTAACAATGACGATGATTTATTGATTGCAAACTCTGATCAGATTGTAGAGTATTCAAAAGAAAATTTTAATTATTTAAAACTATTGACTACAGTGGATTCAATTGTTTTTTCTTTTAATGCTGTACATCCGAAATGGTCATTTGTAAAGATAAATGATATCGGAATGGTTACAGAAGTAGCAGAAAAAAACCCAATATCAAATATTGCTACATGTGGAATATATTGGTATAGAAAAGGAAAAGATTTTGTAAGTTACGCAGAAAAAATGATTGAAAAAAATATAAGAGTTAATAATGAATTTTATATAGCACCGGTTTACAATGAACTAATTAACAATAAAAAAACATTAATACCATTCTACGTACACAAAATGTGGGGAATAGGTACACCAGAAGATCTTAATTATTTTATAAACAATTATAAGGCAAATTAATCATGTTGCTGGTATCACATAGAGGTAATTTAAATGGTTCAGATCCTGTATTAGAAAATAGTCCAGAATATATTTTGTTAGCTTTAAATAAAGGGTATGATGTAGAGATAGATGTGTGGTTTTATAAAAACAGTTTTTATTTGGGACATGATGAACCATTATACAAAATAAACAAAACTTTTTTAACAAATAAAAAGTTTTGGTGTCATGCAAAAAATATTAAAGCTATGGATAAAATGTTAAAAAATAATATACATTGTTTTTGGCACCAAAATGACAAATTGACTTTAACAAATAAAAATATTCCATGGTGTTTTCCAAATGCATTTATAAAAAACGGAATAACTGTTGTTTTAAATAAAGATAAAAAAATTTTAAATAAAAAATATTTTGGAATTTGTACTGATTATATTTTATATTATAATAGGTTATTAAACGCATGAAATTAAATATAGCTATATGTTATAAAGGTCTATTGAGAACTATAGATCGCACTTTTGATAATCATAAAAAATTTTTATTTGGGGATAATAATATTGATATATTTTGTCATACATGGGACACAAATAATGATGTAACTTATAATTTTGTAAAAAATTTACCAGAATGTAAATTTATTTTTAAAGAGGAATTTAAAAATTTTAATAATCATCCATACGATTCTATATTTTTTGATGGTAAAATAAATGATAATTTACATTCACAAAATTTAAAATTTGTAGAATCACATAATATAGTATTGCATTCGAAACCATTTAATATTTTGAGCCATTTATATTCCACACAACAATCATATATATTGTGTGATCTGTATTCTCAAATAAATAATAAAAAATATGATCTAGTTTGTGTGTTGAGACCGGACATACTTTTTTACAATTCTATAAATTTTTATGAATTAATTTATGAAAAAATAAATATTTCATGGTTTGAAAAAACAGATGATTTATTAAATTGTAAAAACGCAATAATAGATCATATTGCAATTTCTAAACCAGAAGTTATAAAAACATATTGTGAGACATTTTTAAATGTATCTGGATTATATTTTAAACAAAAGAAACCTTTAATACCAGAAGTATTATTTGGATCACATTTAAATCAAAGTAATATCGAAATAAATATGTTGTCTACTATACACACGGTATTCAAACCAGAAGGAACAATTTGATAAATCTACAAGACATAGAACTAGTACAAACTAATAAAAATTTATATTCAGATTTTAATAATTTTATTTTGAGTGAAGACACAAAAATTTTTAATAAGTTAGTAATGCGTAGTTTATTATTAGATAAAGTTAAAAATGTCCCCGGAGATATTATTGAATGTGGTGTATTTAAAGGAACTGGGTTATTGACATTTTTAAAATTAAAAAAATTATTAATGCCAAATTCATATAAAAAAGTATTGGGATTTGATTTTTTTAATTCAAATGAATTAATTAATAGTTTAAGTGGTCAAGATAAAGAGGCAATGGAAGTTTTGTTTAAACAAAGAGAGTTTGAACACAAAAAAGAGTTTTCTTCTAATTTAGGTGATCAAATATTATCGTATGGTTTTGATAAAAAGGATTTTGAATTGATTGCTGGTGATGTATCTCATACATCAGAAGAATATCTAAAATCAAGACCTGGT